CAGAGCCATGCGAGCGACTTTATCAGCGATGTCAGACTCGCTACGACCGATAATGCGCTCGTACAGTTTGCTAGTTTCCTTCACACGCTGGAAGTCCGTTTGATTAGCCTTGCCAGAAATCAATGCGATAGAGTCTAGAGCAATCCGCTTGGCTTCCTGGGCAAGCAAGCTACTTGCGCCAGCATTTTCCAAGGCTTCTTCAGACTTACGCTTGGCTTCTTGTAATGGGCCGTTATCAAACGCTTGGAATTGCTGGTCGATAGTATCAGAAATTTCTCTCTTAACTTCTTCAGCTTTAGCCTTAACAGATTCGAGAGCATTATCAAATTCAAGTTTGTTGATTCGCATCTTCTCGTCGAATTCTTTATCTCGTCTTTGGACTTCATTCGCAATAGCTTCTTCAATTAGTGATTCACTAAAACCACTTACTGCATCTATTATTGCTTGTTGTCGTGTCGTGCGATCTTTAGCTTGTAACGTTTGATAATCTCCAAGTTCAGCGGCTGAACGGTTATCGTCCAGTTTATCGATGATTAGCTTGTGAATTCTAGCTTCAAAAGCTATTCCAATCTGGTCCCTTACAATTCCAACGCTATCACCAATCCAGACATCTTGCTCAATCGCATTGGCTAAATCCAAAAGATTAGCTTTAAATGTGACGATAGGAATAGACAAACGTTGCAATTCTTTGTAAGTCGCTTTTAGCAACTCTACAGGGTCTTCGATATCTTCATTCGTATAGACACCAAAGCGGTGCTTGATAACACCATTTTGATGTAGACCATAAATGTTTCTAGCGGTTTCATTACTCACATAATTCTGACCTGCTGGCTTATCAACAGGATCTCCTTTAGAAACAGACCACGAAACGTCCTTAAATTGAATTCTACGACCATATCCACCCGTAGCTTCTCCAGATTCATTCGTACTCTCTTCACCCTTACCACGGCCAATCAGCGCCGTCACAACATCGTCAGACGATTCTTCATAGGTTACGTTCAGGATATTAGAGCCATATTCAAATTGATGCCCTGTAACACGTCCAAACCGTTGATTAAGGTCGATATATCTACCGATAATCTTATTTTCAACAAAGGTATATCTAATCTTGAACTCACAGGCGTAAGATTCAATTATCTTAACAAGCGCTTGTCTGACTGAAATGTAATAGAACGACAATCTGCCGGTTCTAGTTAAACCATCGACATTTCCTAATTGATATCCAGTACCCTTCAAAATTTCTCTTAAAACATCGCTGGCAGTTCCACCTGGTCGCTTATCTTCAATGATGAACGAATGCAAGTCACTTTCTGCTCTGTCAATCCCTTGAACAGTTAAACCAATGTCGTAAGATTTTTCTGAAATCCTGAACAAACAAAAAGCCCTGTCTCGTGATTGAAATCCGAAAAACTGAGCTTCTTTGATAATGTTAGGCTTGTAATCTACAGGGATTTCAAAACTCGCTCTGTCAAACTGATTTAATTCAATCGTATGAGTAAATTCTGCAAGGCTCGCTTCATCGATGACATCAATCAATTCCTCTATCTGATTAAATAAATAGATCATGCGAATACCTCTTTATACTCAATACTATTTAGCAGAGCGCCTACAACTTGAAATGTATTCACACCTTTTTGAAGTTTCAAATATCGACTATTAACCATATCAAAATTCATCAACTCATTTCTATCGTTTAACGTGATTTCTCTTGTCTCACAATTAACAAGTAGATGTGAACCTTGAATATAAGTAGCCTTCAATCTGATATACTTCTGTGTTTCAAGATGTAAGATACGAATTTCAGAGCCTGCTTGCGTTGTTAGTCTCAAAATCGGATCTGTTGGAAAGTCTCCGTTGTAAGTTATCTTGTTGGTTGTTTCAGTTTTAGACTCGGTGTACTTGAACGGGTCATAGCAGATGAAATGCAGTTTAATAACTGTATCATTCGCATCTTCCAACTCTGGTTTCTTAACCTTCGAAAAGATAGCCCTATAGTATCTTTCAGGATCATCTCCAAATACTAATTTCTTAGCTTGACGAGAAAACAACAAGCGATTTAATCGCTCGTACTGTTTCCTCATGCCTAAATCAGTAAATCCTGTTAACTTGACCTGTATTTCAATCTCACGCTCTTTATAAGTCGCACCATAGAGATATTGACCGTCTCGACCTTTAATAGTTGCAGTTTCATGATGAAAATCAAGGACATCACGCCCTGTGGTATTCGCCACAAAGAACGTTCCGTCCTCGTTGTTCATTTCTTGATTGAGGCTTATATCACCAAATCGAACTTCTAAGCCAGAATTAAATGTTGGTGTACCTCTGATTGTATCTTGAAAATTATACATTTAACCACCGTAAAGGCTTGAAGCCTTCAATCTTATCCTTTCTTCTTTATTTTGGATATTTGAAATGTCAGAAACAAAGGCCCTAAAATCATTTGAACCAAGAGCGAGGTTAATAATAGCTGGTTCTTTCGTCTGGTTGACTTCATAAGTAGCTGATAATGTACCAGATACGTTATTAGAGAAATCACCTTGCAAGGCATTGGACATTGCTGAAACTCTAGAACCTGCATCGTCGAACATCGAACGAATACCATCTGCCATTCCAGATACATTGCTTTTGACATCTTCAAAACCACCCATTAAAGCAGTATTAAAACCACCCATGATAGCTTGACCTGCAGGAATCAGCAATCTACGGTCATACGAGATAGGACCTTTATGTTCTGCAATCCAACTAGCGATACCACCGACGAAGTCAGTAACCGCACCCCAAGCAGCTTTTAAACCATTTAAGAAACCGTCCATAATCGCACGACCAGCACCACTCAGGTCAATGTTCCACAATCTATCAAAGAATCCTTTAACTGCATCAATTGCATTGCTAACTCCATTTTTTAATGAATCCAACACATTCATAAATCCATCTTTTAATGAATTAGCTACATTGATAACAGTATCTTTGATGTTGTTGATAGCATTTGAAATAAAATCTTTAATGCCATTCCAAATTGTAGTTACTATATTTTTAATTGTGCCCAAAACAGTACTAATGACATTGCTAATAGCATTGATTACAGTTGAGATAACTGATTTAATACCATTCCAAACCGTCTGCGCAACGCCTTTAATAGCTTCCCATGCACCACTCCAATCGCCTTTGATAATAGATGTAACCGTGTTGATAATGCCTGCTATTACATTCAAAACAGTAGAAATAACTGTAGAGATGATAGTCCAAGCAGCCCCAACGACAGTTTTAAAAATTTCCCAACCTCCACTCCAAATCTCTTGAATGATTTGCAAGCCAGTCTGTATAATTGGCAGGATTGTCTCAATAGCAACTGAAATAATCTGTTGAATAATCCCCCAAACAGTCTCAACAACTGGTTGAAGTGTGTTCCATGCGGTAGTAGCAACCTCTACGATGCCATTCCAGATTGTAGACATGAACTCAGAAAAACTCGACCACAAACCTTTGATAGTTTCAACAACAGGTGTCAAAAACTCCACAAAGCCATTCCATGCAGTCATAGAGCCCTCTTTGATACTATTCCAAAGATTAGCAAAGAACTCTACTAGACTATTCCAAGCAGTCTTAATCGCTTCAATGATTGGTGTCACTACTTCAACGATGCCATTCCAAACCGTTGTAGCTACTGAAACGATTCCATTCCATAGCGCTGAGAAGAACTCGGTTAAAGCGTTCCACACGTTCATCAGTCCTTCCACAATCGGTTGTGCACCTTCTAAGAAACTATTCCAAACATCCGAAGCAAAAGACTTAATTCCTTCCCAAAGTCCAGAAAAGAATTCTGTTAAGGCATCCCATGCATTCTTAATAGCATCTATTACTGGTTGAGCCTTCTCCATGAAACTGTTCCAAGCATTAGAAGCCGTTTCTTTGACGCTATTCCAAAGATTAGAGAACCATTCAACAAAGCCATTCCAAGCATTCTGGATGCCTTGCCAAGCATTTGAAGCAACGTTGACAATGCCATCCCACAAACCGATGAAGAAGTTTCTAAAGCCCTCGCTTTTATTCCAAAGAACGACGAATGCTGCACCGATTGCCACGATTGCAGCAATTACCAAACCGACAGGACCTAGAAAACTAATTATCGCAGTAACTGCTGGACCAATCCATCCGCCTATTTTACTGAAGATATTCAGACCGCCTACTGCAACTTTAGCAAGCGTTGAAGTTTCTGACATGAAATACAAAGCTGAACTAGCAGCCTTAGAACCTCTAGCAATACCAAATAAGGCAGTCCCTACTCTTGTAGCGCTTTGCATTCCACCGAAAACATTCTTAGTAGTACTTACCGCACCTCTAAGCCCGATTAAGGCATCCGTTGCTAGTTTAGTCGTTCTTTGTGCAGTCTTAAAAGCAAGAAATGCTGATGCTACCGCTCGTATCTGTTCTGGGCTTAGACTTTGAACTACTTTAGCGAATGACTGGATAGCAGTTGAAGCAATGCTTAAAGCTTTACCAATCTTTTCGCCAAACGAAGCCATATCACCACCAGAGAGCGCTGACGCTACTTTCTTGATAGCTTCCCAAACTTCGCTCAAAGCTTTCTTGAAGTCAGCGATTGCGCTTGTATTTGAGAACCCTTGCCAAAATTCCTTGATTTTAGCAACAGATGTATTCACGAATGAAGCTATTTTCTCAACAATTGCGTTGAAGTCAATTTTGTTTAAAACCTCTTCAAGACTTGTAGCCAACTTATTGAAATCAATCTTATCAAGCTGATTCATAATCGCTTCAAGAGCCTTGATACCTGCTTTAGACAATGCATCAAAAGCTGGCTTGAGTTTGTTCGCTAACGTTTCTTTCAAACCGTCTAACGCTTGGTCAATCGTCTTGTAGCTTGTAGCCATGTCCTGCATAGACATTCCAGCACGTTTAAATGCTTCAGCGAAATCCTCGGTTTTAACTTGTCCATCTTGGATTTTGGTAATCAGTTCATTCAGTGACAATCCCATTTCTTTGGCAACTGCACTCATACCTGCTGGAGCTTGTTCCATCATGACACGGAAGTCTTGCCAAGTGATTTTCGGTTTAGCCAAGGCCTGCACCATTTGTTGAGACAAGGATTTCATCGCTTGTTTAGGATTTTCAGCGGATGCAGCAAGACCACCCATAGCCTCAACTAGTTGTCCACTGTCCTCACGACCAATTGCAGCCATCTGGGAGAACGTACTAGCCATGTCTGAAGCTGAGTAGATGGTCTTGGTAGCGTAGTCCTGCATGGCCTCTTTAGCTTGGTTGATTTGGTCTTTGCCCCAACCTAACTTACTGAGGTTCCCATCGAACGTATCCCACGCTTTCTTGGAACTATTCAACTCACCGACCATTTCACCCAAAGAACTCTTGATACTTCCAACTGCTGAAGTAACCGCTGAACTAACAAGATTAGCGCCTAACATCGATCTAAACATTGAACCACTCTTGTTTGAAATGGTATCAAATGCGGATGATGTCTTTTGAAGCCCGTTAATCGCCTTCTGTAATCCGTTCAAAGTCGAACTCATTCCTTTGTCAACCGCAGTCAATACCGCTTCGACTGAATAAGTTTCTGCCATTATATACCTCCTTTCGTTACATATTTGCTCTCAGTAAGAGTTGTTTTTCTTTCTCTGAGAGTTGATACTTGTGTTTCGTAGTATCTTTTTTCTTGTAAAAATCACTGTATCTTTGATATAAAGGAGTTTTACCGTCCGATTTAGTAGCTTCAACCTGTCTAGACAACCAAGCAGACCGATGCAAGAGTTCATCTTCATCTTGCTTTCTTAGCAACACCCCAGTCATTAACAAGTCGTACTCATACATTGTCATACGACCAATTTCGTTCATGTCTGTGATATTCAGGAACCGAACACAATTTATAATGATTTCTTCAAACGTTTCAAGAGATGATTTCTCAACTATTTCTTGAGGCCTTGGTTCATCTCCGACATCAAAGACTTACCCGCGTTTGACTCACTCAATTCTTGAAGTACATCATCAAACAATTTTTCTAGATCTTCATGCTCTTCAACGAATGTTTCAACATCAACCAAAGAAGGTCGTGGGCTTTCTGTGACTGTTCCGTGATAGATGATATCAGCTAATGAAGCGATATTTTTAGCATACAGTTCCGGAATTTTAGCAGATAGCGCCATGCCAAATTTCAAGCCTTGTTGCTCGATTGGATAAGCCTTATCTAGTGATCGTACGAATTTAACACCAAATTTCACGTTGTAAGTTTTATCTTTTATTACTAATTGCATTGTTGTTTCTCCTTTTTTCTAAAAAATACAATAAAAAGAGAGGCATGAACCTCTCTTAATTTCTACCCACCGATACCAGGTACTCCAGAAACTGAAGTTGCAGAACTTGGTGCACTAGATGTTGTTTTAATAGTATCAGCGAACTCATACTGAACCACTTCAGCTTGGCTAGCGTTAAGAGTAGCATATCCCTTGACACCAGTCCCGTTCACTGCAATTTCAAGTTCCAACTCAATCAAATCTTCAGCGTTCTTAGTCTTCTTGAATGATGTCAAATAACCTTGATAGTACACTGATTCGTATTTGTCGCCTTGTTTTTTGGCATTCTTTTCGATTTCCCAAACTTCGATAAGTTCACCTTTGTCCATAGCTTTTTCAAGTTTTTCAACCAACTCATCATCTTCTGCCATAATCGTCGTAGCAGTGATTGAAACCTCAATACCACCGACCGATTGAAGAACGCCGTCTTTAGTTTTGACTGAGTTAGCGTCACGGCTCTTCTCAGATGAGTGTTCAGTCTGGAATGCTAATTTAGCACCGTCAGCTTTGCTTGCTTCACTTAGCAAACGGAACAATAGAATACTGTCAATCCCTTTTTTTGCAATTGGCATTTTTAACCTCTTTCTTTTATAAAATTGTAAATACTAAACGAACACGACCACGTTTCAGCGGTTCGACTGTCGTGTTGTCGTCAAATAGCGATATAGTAGACTGCGAGATATTCAAAGCTAGATGATAGCCATCTGCCTCACTAATCTTCATCGCTTCAGCTAAGATACTCGAACACATATCTGATACTTGTTTGCGTTTTTTACGGGTACTCCACACCGACAAAACCAACTCTACAGTACCTTTTACATCCGTTTTATTCGGTACGAGTATGGAAGTAGTATCTTCCAACTCAACAAACGGATAAGGAACGTTGTCGTCTGGCTTGTAATCGTATGTTTTGTAACCCAAAAAAAGACAACGTTTAAATACGCTGTCAAAAACTGCTTGTTCTCTTGATTTCATTTGACCAACCTTTCCAAATCTCTCTTAAAGAGTTTTTTCTGATCATCAAAAGCTGGCTTTATAAACGGTTGTGCGCTCATTTTGCGAGTCCCTAATTCAACGTATGCAGCATAATCAGTCCCAGGAGCTACTCGATACTTAAACCTACCAATCTTACTACTGTTAAGAGAAATAGACTTCCTAGTAGTACCAGTGGGTTTTATGAATTTCTTGCCTCTATAATGACCTTTGAATTGAGCATTATCAACTGCTTTCTTTTGCATGGCTTCGCCATTTTTTTCTACGATACGCTCTACCTCTTCCATTTTAGCTACTCTCTGTAACTTAGCTTGAAGTTTATCAAGGCCTTTTAATTCAAAGCGTATATTACCCAATAGAATTGTCCTTTTCTAAATAGAATACTCTTCCAGACTGCTTATCTGCCCTACATTTATATCGTTCTTTTCGATAATTGAGATAAGTGAATGCGATTTTAGGTGCATTTTGGAAATAAACCACTTTCGACCCACGTTTGTATTCGCCAAAGACTGCGACTTGCTTATCGATACCCAAATCCATAACATGAACTGGAACAATCAAACCTTCATCTTCGCTAGAAGTATATTCGCCTGTTTCTGGATCATACTTTTCTTGTTTCTTAGCGATAATCTCCACTCTATCGTTATATCTCATAGCATCTTAAACCCCGCATTAAATGTTTTTGAGCAAACACGCTTAATCACACTGTCGTATTCTTTGAAATCATCAGAGTTAAATCTCATAGATGTGCCTTCCAAGGAATGATTACTCATCCCTTCAGCACCAATTCTGTTAAATCGTTTAATAATGACCTCGGTAATGATATACTCAAGGCCTTCTGGGACATCATCCACGCCTGCGTAGGCTAAAAAATTATCAGTCGTTAACATTGCTATAGTTGCGAGAAGCTTATCTTGAAGATTATCTTCAATCCCTAGCAATATCTTTGCTTGAACGATATTTGCCATATTATCCCTCCAATGCTGCGATAAGTTCCTCTTTGTTCAATATAGAATAACCTTCGATATTGCGCTCTTTAGCAATATCTTTTAAATCTTTAACCGTTAAGTCGCTATAACTAATAGCTTCAGTTTCAGCAGGCTTTTTAGGATGATATCGTCGTAACATCATACCCATTAAGCACCTCCGAATTTAACGACTTTAGATGGATCATACAAGTACACGCCATAGTGTTCATCACCAGTGATTACTGTGGTCTTCTTGAGAATGTCACGGTCTGTTTCAATCGCAACATCACGTTTAAGGTTGATAACGAATGCTCCGTATTTAGCAACATCGTCTGTATCTGTGCCAACAGCTGAAACTTTAACAAGGAAACCTTTACCTTTTTCAACTTTCTTAGAACGTACAATTTGAACGCCATGCGCTTCACCAAAAGTCCCAGAAACAACAATGTTAGCACCGATTTCTGAACCACGAACCCATTCTTTAGCAGTATCTTTACGCAAAGCAATAGCATCTTCTGGGTTGATAAGAGCAACATAACGTGCGTCTTCTTCATCTGCGAATACTGCCAAGGCTTTATCAAGTGCATCGACAGTTGTAGGTGCTTCAGCTACGAATTGAGTAGCTTTCTTAGCTTCTTCAACCAAATCATTATCTACTTTGTTAGCAATCGCCAATGCGATTTGATGTGTAGCTTGGCCAATTGGGTCACCGTAACCAGAAAGAACTGCTTCATCTGTCAACTCAATACCTTTTCCAGCTTTCTTAATGGTCATTGTAGACTTCTTAGTAGTCAATTGGTCTGGAGTGATCGCTTCACCTTCAGCTACATCTTTAGCATCTCCAGAGTATTCCCATTTAGGTACTGTGATAGTCGTTCCGGGTTGTCCGGCAAGCATGCGCTCAACGTAAGCGAGCGGTGTAAATTTAATCATTTTGTCAAGCTTAGCCGATACCATGTCAGCCATCACTTCAGGGTTAATCATCTGTGCCAGTTTAGTTTGTGTCATTGTCTATTATCCTTTCAATTTATGATAAAGTTCTGGGTTGTTTTGAAGCAGTTCATTTCTACTCTGGTACCCCATTCTGTTAAATTGTTCTTTGGTAATCTCACCAGCTGAAGTGTCTTCCATCTTCTTCGGTGTCTTACCTTTTAGTTTCTCACCGACTTTCTTATCGGCTAAGTCATTCACCAAAGCTACAAAGCTTTCTACAGCCTCCTGCGTGCTCTCCGCAGTATCTTTAACGACAAGACCTAGGATTTTATCATCAACTGCAATACCGCCCTCAGAGAGCATTTTAGAAGCTTCTCGCTCAAGTCCGCTACGATTGATTTTAGCTTCCAGTTCAGCAATGTATGCTCTTTGTTTCTCCTGCTCATACTCAGCTTTCTGACTCTCGTTCATCTGACGTAGCTTTTCGGCTTCGTCCATCTTGGCTTGATACTCTTTTTCAGCAGAACGTTTAGCCTTAGCTTTCTCTCTCTGAATGATTTCATCAAGCTGAGATTGTGTGAATGTCTTCTCTGTAGATTCCACCTCTTGTTGAGTGTCGACTTGCTCTTCTTTTGGTTCTTCTACAGTTGTTTTTACTTCTTCTGCCATTTCAGGCCCTCCTTTTAAGTCCGAGTGGACTGATATCCTTGGCTTTTAACGTCGTCAAAGTTCGGACAATAGAAAAACCGTACGGGATTCCATACGGTTAGAGCATAATTAAATAAATAGTAGTCTAAAGGTTTCACGGCCTTTAGGTGTGATTAGTGTCTGTGTGCCAGACCATTGTGTTTTTTCGTTGAGTGTTTCCTTGACTTCAAACAAACCATCATTTTTATTGGCTGTTGGTTGGAGCTTGCCTTTCTTATCTCGATAGATGTATTTTTTCTCCATCAAGAAGTCAATAAACTTACGTTCTTTGATTTTTAATTGTTTTGCTGTTTCTCGGAAGCTGGTCAGTAAGTTTCTATCTACCAGTTCATCGAAATAGTCTGCTTTCGGCTTCATTATGGTATTTTCAACGGAAAGTACAGCTTTTTCAGCTTCCAAATGTTTAATGACCGCTTCTTTTTCTTTTAGTTGATTACCAGCCATAAGGAGCAAGTCTGCTAAGGCTTGTTTGTTGTGCGTGATATTATAGGCCACTTGGTCGGTCATATAAGCGCCATGCTTACGAATAGAGGGTAGCACTTCGCTAGTGACCCAATCAGCAAATTTCTCTGCTTCTGGTTTGCGAGATTGAAAAACAAGTTTATAGAAATTCGCTTCGTTGATGAAGTTGGCTTGTTGGACCCCTCCATTTGTAAGGAGGTCGGTAGTAACGACCCCCTTTGAATTTAGCCTTTTTACTACATCTTTACTGTTTTTTATATCCAAAATCTGACAGCAATCTTTTACGTTGAAATAAATTTCTTGATTAACTTCTGCCGTTCTTACTTCTCCGAATTGTTCATTTTTAAAAATTTGTAGTTCCATTTTTATGCTCCTAGTTAAAAATTTTACTTCCTAAGATTTCTGTTTTATCTGTTGAGTTCATCAAAATAAAAGCAATTTCATCCAGTGTTGAATGAAGTAAGCCGAATTGTTCATTAAAAGTATCAAAGAACTTTTTAGACATCTCTTTAAAAGCTGTATCGTCCTTAAGTTGAACCCAAGCCAAGGTTTCTGTCATATTGGTTGCCATTTCAACTGTTCTACGAATATCTGCAAGCTCGTAGCCTAGATGAGTCAATTGTTCTTCTGTTAATTCAATTTTTGCCATTATAAAAACTCCTTTGCGGTATGACAAAGAAGCTCTTTTCTGATATAATGATTTCAGAAAGAGTTTCTTTCGTGCGATAGCTTAGAACCATCTGATTGGCGTTAGTGGGTTCTAGGCTATTTTTTG